CCCGGAGGTCGCAGGTTCGAGTCCTGTCTCCGCAACCAGAAAAACAGCCGTTTTCGTAAAGAAAACGGCTGTTTTTGCAACTTTAACAAGATATTCTATCTGTGACGAGAAGAAATAATTCAACTTTAGTTCAACTCACTTTGAAAATTCAAGCCTTTTTCAAAAACACGTCAGCTAAAATGTCAGCGTTTTTCCGATCGGCGCTCTCCATCACATGTGCATAGATGTTCGCCGTTGTGCTGACTTGCGCATGACCTAACCGCTTGGAAATAGATACACTGTCCACGCCGCTAAAGTAAAGCATAGAGGCCATTGTGTGCCGGAAAGCATGAGGATTGATATGCGGGAGATCGTGCCGCCTGCTGAACTTAGACAACCAGTCTGTTATGCTGTCCGGGTGCATTGGCTTTCCGTCATCTTGAGCAAACAAAAAGCCCTGTTCTCGGTAATATTCACCCAGCCGCAGCCGCTCCGCGTTCTGCCATGCCCGGTATTGCCGAAGGAGCTGCATCGTTTCCGTTGGCAGAGAAACCCAACGATCCGAAGTCGCGGTTTTTGGCGTATCCTCATATACGCCTATATCCGGCGAGTAAAGGATGTTGTTGCAGATATGAATGCGGTTTCCTGTAAAGTCAACAGCATTCCATTTCAGCCCCAGCACTTCACCGCGCCGCGCTCCTGTGATGAGCAGTAAATGTGTGAGCGTTTTCCATTTTAGCGGTTCTGCGTCCAGTGTATCACGGATAGCTGCAACCTGTTCCGGCTGAAAGTAGTTGACTTCCTTTTTAGTGACTTTCGGCAAGGTGGCCTTCGCCGCGACGTTGAACGGGACAAGCCCTTCTTTCTCCGCTTGGCCTAACACGGTGGAGATCAGGCGGTGATGCTCGAGTATCGTTTTCGGAGACAAAGTGCGCTCGTTTTCTTGAAACGTGAATACCTTCTCAGGTTTCATACCGAGCGCAAGCGCGATTTTATCGGCAGAGTCCTTGTCGATAGAAGTACCTTTGACAGCTGCGTACACAGTGCGGAGCGGTACGCAGCTTTTCTCTGCCAGCGCGGCGCGCGTGAGAGAGTGCTCTTTCAATTCTGCTGCAAGGTCAATTTTGGACACGGCACGGATACTGCCTTTTCCGGCGCCGGACTTGGAGAGCTCAAGATAAAAACTGTTCAAATGATCGGCGCGGAGGTCTTTTAGCTTGATGTGGCCGATAGCAGGGTAAATGCGCTCAGTCAGCTCTTGATATCGGACGATGGTCGAGTGCTTCACACCGAGCTGTTCTTTCATGGCAAGTACATAATCGCAATACGGGCTAAACTTCTGGCGGCTGTCAGAGGCGGTCCCCTCTTTGCATTCCTTTTCAAAGGTCGCGGCGAAAGCCTCGGCCTTTTTTCTTGCGCTTTTCTCCGTCCATGTGGGCGAGACTTCAAAGGGCGCCGTCCACGGCTTGAGCTGCTTTCCGTCAGAACCACGGCCACGGTGAACGCGGACGGAGTAGGAGATCAGCTTGCCGGACTTGTCCCGGCGTTCTTGAATGTTAGCCATTATGTTCACCCTCCGTTCTAAATGGCAACCCTGATAATTCAAATGCGACAAAACGATTGATTTCAGAGATTAAAGTTCTCCATTGTTTATGTGAGATCATCGCAACATTTCCGTTTCTGCTACTGATTTTCACTGCATTGTCGGAGTAAATTAGCTTGGTAAAATCGTTGCTCTCAGAAAGATCGACTTCTTGGATATCATATCCGTGCAATTTAATTAAATTTACAATATTGCTGTAAACGTCGTGTAACCCGCTCAACCCATTTTCAAACATTTCATATTCCGTGCGAAAATCATCTTTTAAAAGAAGATACTCAACACGAACATTGAGGACTTGCGCAAGCAGTGATGCGTATTCCACAGATATTGGGCGCGTTCCATTTTCCAAGTAAGAAATTTGCTTTTCACTACGTTCTTTCCCTCGATTATCCGGCAATTTCATAACGGCCTCAATTAGCTGCTCTTGAGAAAGACCACATGCAATCCGACATTCTTTTAGCCTTTTTCCCATCAGGAACATAGATTCCTTCTGTTGTGTTACTTTTTTCGTAAAAAGCCCCCCCTATCGCCAAAAATAGAACAAAACTGAAGTCAACTGAGTTGTTACATGATGGTAACATTTACGTTACAATTATAGGCGACGTAGGACGATACGTCAAGTGCTAATACGAAAGGAGGCTGTCGCTTATGTTTCAAACAGTTCGACAGGTCGCGCGGTATCTTGAAGTCCCTGAGAGACTTGTACGTCGCCTTGTGGCGCAGGGCGTTTGTCCGGGCGTCTATTCCGGCAATCGTTTCCTCGTGAACGTCGAGGCATTGCGTGAATATCTCGAGGCTGAGAGCCGACAGATTAAGGAGGTGCAAGCGTGAGACAGTATTTGGTGTCCGATCTGCTCCATGAGGGCGCGGAGAATGGCACGACGCTTACCGAGTTAGTCCAGCTCACGGGGGAGGATGAACGGTCGATCCGCCGTCGCATCCAGGCGGAGCGCAAGGCCGGAAAGCTGATTCTGTCTGACTGCAAGAGCGGGTATTTTCTGCCGACGAGCACGCTTGACATTCAGCGCTTCATCAACTCGATGTCGAGAAGATCAAGGGAAATCGCGGCAATCTCACGCGCGGCGGAAGATGCGCTCTTGAAGATGACCGGGCAGGAGACCTTGCGGGGGTGGCAGAATGGCTGAACGAAGAATGTTCGCAAAGTCGGTCATCAACTCGGCTCATTTCCTGACGATGCCGCCATCGTCGCGCTTACTTTACTATGATCTCGGTATGGCTGCGGACGATGACGGAGTTGTGGAAGCCTTTACCGTGATGCGGACGACAGGCGCAGCGGATGATGATCTGCGGGTGCTCGTCTCCAAAGGATTCGTGTCACTGCTGAACGACGAGTTGGTCGCTTATATCACAGATTGGAGCACGAATAATCAGATCCGTAAGGACCGATACCAGCCGAGTATTTACAGGAATTTGCTGGTGAAATTGGGAGATGGAAACCAACGGTTAACCGATGGTTTACCAGATGGCAACCAACGGTCAACCCAGTATAGGTTAGGTAAGGATAGTTTAGGTAAGGTTAGTACAGGTGAGGAGAATAAGGCGGCTACGCCGCCACGCGCGAAGCGCTTCACCCCGCCCACGTTAGCAGAGGTTCAAGCCTATGTGCTTGAACGCCAGTCGCCGGTAGACCCGCAGGGGTTCATCGACTTTTACGAGGCGAAGGGCTGGCTGGTCGGCAAGACCCCCATGAAAGACTGGAAAGCGGCTTGCCGAAATGCGGAGAAGTGGGAACGGTGGAACCGCAACGACAGCCGCAGCGAGGTAAAGACCATTGCGGACTACGGAACGGAGGACTTTTTCAATGCTTGATAATCTTGTTCAGAAGTCGCTGGAGCATTCCGCTGAGAAGCCGGGTGACTACATAAAGGACGGCGTTCTTTGCTGTGGTGCGTGCGGAAAACCAAAGCAGAAAAAGATCCACTTCCCCAGTATTGGTGACAGGCTGGTAGGGATCGCCTGTGACTGCACGGAATCGGAAAAGGCCAGCGCGGACGATGCGAACGATATTGCCGCCTTTGAAACGATGATGGAGCGCCGCCGCATTGAGGATTCTATCGTCGATCCCTCATATCGAAAAGTCACCCTTGCCGATGATGACGGCGCAAATCCGAAAATCTCTAAAATTTGCAGGAAGTATGTCGATCAGTGGGAGAAGGTATCGACGGAAAATATCGGCATCCTGTTTCGCGGTCCCGTCGGCACGGGCAAGAGCTTTTTCGCCTGCTGCATCGCAAATGAGCTGCTGAAAAAACGCGTACCAACGGCGGTAACAAGCTTTCCGCGCCTCTTGAATCTGCTGCAAAACAGCAAAGACCGTCAGGGCTTGCTTGACCGACTGAGTACATACAAACTGCTCGTCATTGACGATCTCGGCGTTGAGCGTGATACCGGGTACGCGGCGGAGCAGATTTTTGCAGTCATCGACGCGCGCTGCCGCTCGAATCTGCCAACAATCGTGACTACGAACCTGACGCCGCAGGAGATGGATGCGCCGGAGACGATGCAGTACAAGCGCATTTTCGACCGCGTGGCGGAAATGTGCCCTGTCTCGCTGCTGATAGACGGTGAGAGCCGCCGCATCCAGAATGCCCAGCGCCGCAAGGAGATTGCAAGAGAACTGCTGCTATAAAAAGCGGTCTCCTGAAAGCTCAGGAGACCGCCCATGATGAATGTTATCTTATCAATTTCATTTTATCATGGGAGGTAACGATATGCAAGGGTCGAAAGGCGAGCGAACAAGCGAAATTGCAGCAGCGGTGCAGGCGGGCGAGGCGGACATTCTGAGCCTTTGGGCGGCGGTTGAGCGCTTTGCATGGCAGCAGTCCTTGAGATGGGCGCGGGCAATGGAAGGTCGCGCAGGTGTCGAGGAAAGCGACCTTCTGCAAGTGGCCTTTATCGCCCTCATGGACACGCTGCCGACATGGGATGTGAACAAGGGTGAATTTCTCACGCTGTACGGCATTAAGCTCAAGGCGGAGTTCACAGAAGCCTGCGGGCAGCGAACACAGCGGACGCGATGTGACCCCATCAACACTGTTTGCCGGTCGATGGACGAGCCGATAGGCGACGAGGACAGCGACCTGACGCTTGGTGACACAATCTCAGATGAAGCAGCAGAAGAGGCCTTTGAGAACGTCGAACAGCGGGACTTTCAACAGGCTGTGCAAGCGGCACTTGCACAACTGCCAAATGCACAGCGCGAGGCCATCATCGGTGAATTCTGGTTCGGGCGAAAGCCCGACCCAAAGCTGCGGCGGGAAGCGCTGCGAGCCTTGCGGCATCCGCGTATCCGCAAACCGCTGATGGAGTATTACTAATAAAAAACACTGAAACGTCAGATAAAGCAGAGCCGGAAAGGGGGCTTTTCAAACTTTGGCAAAGAAAATTCGAGACGAGACCATTATTGACGCGCTTTTGATCTCCGCGACGGTGCGGAGCGCGGCGGCAAAGCTCGAGATCAACGAGCAGACGATCTATCGCCGAAAACGCGACCCTGAGTTTATGCAGAAGTATAACGAGGCACGGCGCGAGCGAACCGAAGCGGCGCGTAACGTGCTGCAGGAGCGGGCGCACGCCGCTGCGGATACGCTGGCAACGATCATGCAGGATGCAGACGCGCCCGCACAGACCCGCGTGAGTGCCGCGGCAGAGATTTTACGGCAGACGGTGAAGTACACGGAGATCACAGATATCATGCAGCAGCTTGACGAGCTGGAACGCTGGAAGGAGGAATTAAATGGCAACCGTTGACGCACGTCTTGCATCCTTGCGCAAGTTTTTGGAATCTCATGCAAGCGGCGAAACCGTCTTCATTGTCGAGGGCGGCGGCGAATATCACACAAAAGAAGATCCGTTTAACTACCTGATGCAGCACGGCGCATTTACCCATGATGGCAAGCGCATTGTCCTTTACCCGCACCCGGTAGAGGGCTTAGACGCGTTGAGCCTTTCCCTCTATCAGATGCTTGACGAAGCCATTGAGCGCGGCAAGCTGGAATTGCCAGCGCTGGAGAGTGATGAGATCGGAGGTGAAGCCCTTGAATAGCGGAATTAAAGCCCGCATTGCCTCTTTACAGGCGATTGCAGCGCAGAAGCAAACGGGCGTAGCAATTATGACCTTGCTTGAAAATGGCGCGTGGGCGGCTTGCAGAGCGCCACAAAGCCCTGCAAAGGTGTTCCAAACGGAACAGGCAGCACGAGATTATTTATCAGACTGCGAATGTGTTATCATTATCGACCTTTAAGGGAATAGGCACATGAATAGCAGCGGTATTAAATCACGCCTCGCAAAGCTCCAACGAAAAGGGGACAGCTTCCCCGATGTTCTGCGCTGGATTGCGGAAGGGCGCTTTTATGATGAGTTAGCGGACACGGAATGCGCGAGGTATGCCGCATATTGGAATACTACGCCCCGCGTCCTTGAAGAACTGGAATTAGCGGCGACCGGCACACTTCACAAGCCGCTTGAGCGACGGCCAAAGCCGCCAACGCAAGAAGAAAGCGCGGAGATCATCGAAGAGCTGGAAAGGATGGTTTATGGACGTTTTGAATGAGTTCCCACTTGTGGACGAACACGGCAAAAGATACCGCGAGTTCGGGCGCGGATGCCGCGAGTATGCGCCGACTATTGTAACAACTGCTGGGACGGTTCCGGCGGGCACGGTCATTTGCAAGCATACCGAGCCGGAGGCGGTCAAACCGAAAAAGGATTGTCCCTTTTCGAACAGCCTATACCCCGAATGTAAAGAGGGCGATTGCAGTTTTTACGCAAATGGCAAGTGCAAACCAGGAACGGCAACGGCGGGCAAGCGCTGCCCTCTCCCTGCGCGTTTGACTTGCGGCGATACCTGCACCATGTATAAGAATGGGCGCTGCGGCCTTTTTCCGCAGCAGAAAGGAACAAAAAATGAGCGAGTTTAACCATTTTGCAAAAGAACTTGACGCGGCTTTCCGCACCGCGAGAAGCGAATACGCCGCAGTTTATGACGAACTGACCAAAGCGAAGGAGAGCGCAAGCGCGGCGGGCTTAGATGCCGTAAAGAAACAGATTGCCACGCTTCAGCTCCAAGAGGCAGAAAAGAAAATGCGACAGGAAACGGCGCGCATCTGGGCGGAGTTTGACGCAAAGGCCGCAGAACTCCGCCGCGCATTGGAAAAGGAAGTACAGACAAGCCACCTTGCTGATCCTTCCGCCATTGACAGCAACGCCGTGGAGCTGATGAAAACCGGCGTTCTGACGGTGGATGATTATTTCGGCTTTGCAGACAGATACGACGGAAACCCGACCATGCTAAAGCTGATCGGTTATTATGCAAAGGAAGCAGCAGACAGCACCGACGACCGAAAAGACAGGGTTGCTTTAACCGTTCTCGCGCAGGATTGCGCCAAAGGCACGGGAAAGACCTTGAAAGCGTGGGACAGTCTGATGACCGCCGCCAACTATTGCAGCGGGCGCGGCGGCAGCGGCAACCGGCGCACTACTCCCGGCTTAACGCTTAGCATGGGAGAATGGTGGGAGCAGCTTTCCGGCGAGATCGTCGAGAACTTTTAAGGGAGGGGCTTACATGGGCTTGATGATCTGCGGCGCGGTGACGTTTGCTGTCGGTGCGTTCTTTGGCGCAATTATGGTCTCTGTTGGGATCCAGCTTGAAAAGAGGCGATGATATGACGCACAGAGCGAAATGCAATGTCTGGATGCGGAAATACTTAAAAGCGATGAACAAAAACTTTGTTATTGCGTTTGGAATGGGCTATGAAGACGGGGCTGCTGGAAAAGAGCGGCAGGCCCCGCCCTTCCCGGAAGCGGCGCAGTCCGGGACGCTGGTATATGCCGCGACGCTCTTTGCGCAGGAGGCATACAACAAAGGCTATATCTTCGGAAAGGAGATGACAAAATGAATTTACTTGACCTTGCCGTCAAAATCACGGTTGATGACAGCGGTGTTGACAGCGGCCTAAATAAAATAACGTCCTCGTTCGAAAAGGTCAAAAACAGCGTCGGCTCTGTGATAAAGACGGCTTCAAAAATTGGCGCAGTTGTTACCACAGTCGGAACAGCGTTAACCGCGGTCGGTGTAGATACCGCCGCTGAGGTGAGGGCAGAGGCAAGCGCGTTTGAACAGACCTTCGGTGATATGCAGGACACCGCTACAAAGGCAATTGGGCGCGTAGCTGATGAATCCGGCATCTTGCAGACGCGCTTGAACGCACTCGGCAGTAAAATCTATGCGTTTGCTCGCTCTTCCGGCGGTGATGCGACCGAAAGCATGAATCTGATGGAGCGCGCATTGAAAGCGGCGGCAGACAGCGCGGCCTATTATGATACCAGTGTTGAGCAGGCCACAGAAACGTTGCAGTCCTTTTTGAAAGGTAACTTCGCCAACGACGCAGCCCTCGGACTTTCGGCCACGGAGACCACACGAAACGCGGCCGCTATGGAGCTTTTCGGGCAAAAGTATAATGAGCTTTCCGAAATCCAGAAGCAGGAAACTCTTCTGAAAATGGTGGAGGATTCGAAAAAACTATCCGGCGCACTGGGGCAAGCTTCACGCGAGGCTGACGGTTGGGAAAACGTTCTCGGCAACCTGAAAGAATCGTGGAGACAGCTAAAAGCCGCATTCGGTGAGCCTATTCTGGATTCTGTAACGCCGATGCTGCAAAGCGCAACGGCGGCAGTGCAGGATTTTACGGCAAAAGTGGATTGGGAAAAGG